CTAAATGACTAATTTTTTCCAGTCAAGGCCGCGATCATCTCGATACTGTTCACTCATGGCATCAGTGCTATGCCCCAAAAGTGTTTTAACGTCTACCCCTTGCTCCTTATAAAGACGTGAAGCAAGCGAACGTTGTTCGTGAAAGGATGGCGGCGTGTTACCGTTGGGCCAGTTGATCCTGGCTTCGTTCCTTGCCTCCATAAACATACGTGTAATAGTTCCCTCAGTAACAGGATCACCGGCATCGATGGTTGAATGCTTTCTGACGTGATGCAGCAGGTAAGGGCTTACGACGCGATCTCTACATCTCGCTATTACCTCAGAAAGAGCCATACCTATTGCCTCGCAGCGTAAAGTTAATGGTAAAGCTATTTTTGCACCGGTCTTGTTTTGTTTTATGTGTAAATACCCATCCCAAATATCAGAAAATTTAAGGTCGACCAGGTCTCCCCTTCGCTGACCAGTTAGTAAGGCAAGAAGCATAGAATTTTGCAAGCAAGGGGAATATCTTTCAGCTGTCTTAAATATTATTTTCCATTGTTCCAGAGTCATTCGGCTGCGCTGAACTTTAGCTGTCGGGTTTTTAACAGCAAGGGCAGGGTTATAACCTGGGGGCACTTCTCCCGCATGTTGAGCTTCTTTAAATACATCTATTAAAACTGCTCTCATCAATTGCCCCATACGAGCTTTTCCGCTTGATTTATATTCATCAATAATCGTTGCTATAATTTTTGTGTCAACGTCAACCAGACGTAAATGTGACGCTCTCTTTTCAAAGATTAATGCGCATGATTTACGACTATTAAGTGTGCTGACAGATAGTTCTTTATTGTCGACTCTTTCTTGTTGGATTTCGTTGTATCGTTTGATCCAGCTATTAACTCTAATTCCCGGCTCTTTCTTCGTGTTTGCTTTTATTGCCATATCAATAAGCGCGTAGGACTGCTGCGTTTCTTGTTCAGCAATAATCCTGTTCATTTCCATTGCTGCGGCCTTCGCAGCGTCAGCATCCAGCCCGAACCCGACGAAAACGCCAGTGACCGGGTGTCTATACTGCCAGTAGATTTTTGAGGTTCTTTTATCTAGCTTGCAGTATAGGTTAGGTATATCAATATTGTGTTTTCTGGGACGGGCAGCCATTGAGTGCTTTCTCCACTAACTGGCGGGCCTGATCTGAAATACCTGAGGTTATCTCAACCCTGCCTACCAAACCTATAAACCGAGCATCTTCGTCTACAACCCACCGGCGGCCCTGCTTTATGGCTGGCGGGTAGGTTTGCCTGGTCTTGGCGATCTTATGTAGTGCCGCGCGACTGATCGGCTCTTTAAAACCGTTAGGGCCAGATGCCCATTCATTGATAGCAACAAGCTGTCCCATTGTTACCTCTCCACTTCACCGGCTGCACCCGGTCACTCTTTGAAAATACAGGTCCCGCAACCATTGCGGGCCCAGTCAAAACAAATACCGCATCGATTTACTTTTTTACTTCCTGTGCCTCCTGCTTGGGCGCTGCTGCAAGCATGGCGGCGCGGCAACGATTCCAGCCCTCAGCCATCCATTTTCGATGCGTATCCAGTGCCGGGTCGTTGATGTCAATTTCATCCGGCACCACTACCGGCGCGGGCGGTGCGGTGTACAATGGTGCTCCATCCGCCAATTTTCCGTAGTCAAACCCATCAGCAAATCGAATGCCGTTGCACTCTTTGCGGTCACGGTAAGCCACCGGCTCCGCATCTGCGCGGGACTCCAGCGCGGCAAGGGCGATTTTGAAGATTTCTGCATCAAGCTGCGCCTCCTCGGTGTCTGGGTAGTGGGTTGTTACTACAATTCGGCGCTTCAGTTTTTCGATTAATTCTTGTTTGGTGAATGTCATGGGTTAGTCCTTAAATTCAGCAATGGCATCGCCATAATTTGGAAAGCATGGCCGCCACACGACCATTCCGCAGCACCGGCACACAAGCTGAGTGCCATTGCAGCGATTGAGTAGAGTTTCGAAACGGTGCCCGAGAAACAGGCACCTGAATGTTGTCAGCGGAGAGAGCTGCATCACTCCCCCTTCACTTCGCATTTGATGCCAGCGGCATCCATCATGTGCAGATATTCGTCCGCATCCTGAACCCATTGACCACCAATTCCGTAATAACGATGAGTAACGATGTCAATGGTTGCCATAGATTCATGCTCAAGTAGTTGGCGCAAAAATCCTTCAAGGTTGCCTGCGCAGTGCTTGATTACTGGAGCTTTTCCGGGGTGGCGAACGATGAGGAATTGATTTCCCTCCTCACGCACCTCCCGCCCTTCCAGTTCAGCGATGCGGTCTGCCTGTTTGCTCAGCGCTGTAGCCAGCGTAGAAATCAGCTTATTGTTAGACGTGGTGAGTTTGTGCCATTCGGCATCATCAGCGCGGAACGCCTCAACTGCCGCTTTCCATTGCTGCTCACCCCGCTGCGCACTCTCCAGCGCCTCTACCAGCGCCTCGACGGTTGATGCCGCCTGTAGTGCGTAATCTGTAATGACCAGTTCGTGCTCAATCTCGGTGCCGTTTTCGCTCGCTGACGTGATAGCGAAATAATCCGAGTCGATTTCGTTATCAGCTAGATGCCGGAGCGTATTAGCAACGAGCTGACCGTTTTGGATCAGTAGTTCGGTTGTGTTCATGCTGCGTGCTCCTCGGACTGATATTTTTCAAACCAGAAAACGATAGGGTCTGCTTTCATCTCAACCAAACCCATGCGCACCAGGGCTTTACCTTTTCCTGACCGAAGAAACTCACGGCGACCGTCATCAATAATTCGGCGATAGTCTTCCAGGCTGCTGCAATGCTTATGCAGATTGCATGGGTGGCATGCGGGAACAAGATTTTCCTGAGTGTCTAGATCCGCATAAATCATACCGTTGCCGTTCATGTGTCGAAGAACCGGTTTTACATGGTCTGCATGCCATTTATCGCCAAGCTCGCAACCGCAATAGGCGCAGCGGCCACCAAATTTCATGCGCAATTCTGCGCGCTGAGTTTTGGTCAATTTCACAACGCACCTCCATTGCTGTTACCGCGCAGCGAGTCAGTTAAGACGCCCATCATTTCATCTGCGAAATCGCGCTCAAAGTCCTCTTCTTCTGCATCTGGAAGCATTTCAACAGAACTGAGAATCATGCGAGCCACGTCAACGACCTCACTTTCAGGACTCTCGATGAAACCATGCTCCCAAGCGGCCAGCATTCTGTTTGCTACAAAGTAAATTCCCTGAGTTCTGCCCTGCGCCCGAACTTCAGCCAGAAATGCGTCAGTAGCCGGGGTTTCGATGTAGCGTAACAACCGTTGCCGCCAGTCTATTTTCAAAGATGTATAGTTTTCCTGCTCACTGGCGTCATCAATGACGGCTCTTTTTTGCGCCCATGACTTAAGTGCCGCATTCTCCGCCGCCAGCGCTTCACGAATTTTCAGTGATTCGCAAAGAGCGGCTTGCGTGGTATCCAAACGCTCGGCCAGTTCGCGCATTAGCTGTGACGACGCTTTAGGCAGGTAACGCGCCGCATGGTACGCCGCGTGGACTAATTCGCTGGTGGTCATGCGCATTTGCGGATCTCCATAAGCTCATTGAACCGGTACATGAAGAGGCCATAAGCCTGACCTGGGCGAAGTGGAATGACAGTTAACAGGTCTGTAGGCGGGATACCATCAAGCACCGGCCACACGGTACCGTCATCAATTTCCAGATCGCGGCGTTCGGTACCGAGCATGACAAGATCGGCATATTTAACGGTCGGGTGCTGGTGGGCGGGTAATCCGAACTTCGCGCGGATCACGCTACCCACATAAGCTTCAACACGCTGGTAATCCGGCAGCAGGTGTTTAAGCGGTGCCGGGATGTCCTGGCAATATGCCTCAGTAGCATCATGCAGCAGTGCTTCAAGGGCGAACTCTGCCGGCACGAGATGGCTGACCAGCACCGAGTGCTGCGCCACGCTGTAGAACTCCGGCAGGTGACCGGCAAAGCGGCAGATGTGAGAAAGGGCAGTGGCGATATCCTCGATCACGATGTCGTCGTGTTGAATATCGGTGTAGTTAATATGTTTCCCGGATAGTGTCTGAATATATGGCATTACGTGTTCTCCGTTATTTCGCGCTGCACCGCGCCTGAATTTAGGTTGCAGCAACCCAACCCATTGCGATGGGGTAGGCCACTACTCAGGGGTTATCGCCGGGCTTCGCCGCCGAGCGCTGTTGTTAGGTTATTAAGAAGGACGGTCAGCTCGCCGGTCATCAGGATGAAGTCGGCGTCAAAGCGTGCAGCAGCATCCTCCCGATCTATATCGTCGTTGTGATCGCGCAGCTCGTCGGCGAACCTGAGGCGCTTAATCGCAGCGTCATCGCTCAGAACAAAATCGACGCGCTGCTGCCAGTCCAGCGCCAGTCTGGTTACCAGCTTACCAGCGTCAAGATGAGTGGTGATTTCGTCGCTGGAAAGCTCCTGCTTTTTGAAGCGACCAATACCGCCATCTTCCAGGATAGCTTTGAGCTCTGCTTCATCGCCCAGCGCGAAACCCTGAGGCGCAGATCCAGAGCGCACCCATTCGGTCATGGTCAGCTCTATCGGGGTTTCCATCGTCATTGGTACTACTGGCAGGGAGCCGAGGGTTTTGCGCAGCAGCGCGAGGGCGTCTTCTGCGCGCCGGGCGCTGGAGGAATCAACCAGCACCAGGGCTTCATTCAGATTTACCCAGATGCGGATCATGCTATTACGGGTGAACGCCCGAGGCAGCAGGGAGTGGATAACCTCATCACGCAGCGAGTCTTTTTCGGTCTTCTTAAGCTTACGGCCTTGCTGGGCTTCCAGTTTGGCTACCTTTTTGCCCAGCTCCTCGGTGATCACTGGCTTCGGTAAGATTTTCTCTTCGCGACGGATTACCAGAAGAAGTTGGCCGCCGGCGAGGTGGAACAGCTGATCCGATAGCGTGCCCATCGGCGGTACCCAGCCAGACTTGGCGAAGTCCTGGCTACCGCAGGGTGTGAAGCGGAACGCCTCCAGCTGCTGCGCCAGATTTGCGGTCCCATTGCCGTCGACGATGATCACATCGCGGTTGAGGCGGTAGGCCAGCAAGTTTTTGAAGAACAGGTTATTCATTAGGTTGTCCTCTGAGCGCCCCTGCACAGGCGCTACTGGTTAGTTTCTCCACACAACACAAAAGAGCACATGCGGCTGCAACCGCCCGGATGGATTGGGGAATGAGCCCGTCATCCGGTGATGCTCTTGTGTGTTGCGTAAAAAAGGGGCGGTACCAGCGACTTCATGGGATAACTCTGGTACCGCCAAACAACTACACAACTGCCTGGTTTTATGAGGTTGTGGGCCAGGCGCTTGTCTTCTGGTTGCCGTCGGTGCGGCTGCAATTCACCACAACGGAGAGAGCACTGCCGCCACCCCTTGCGGGATAACCCGTCTGTCTGCCTGGCGGTAGGGCGTTTCCTGGCATCTTCAGCGCTCTTTCCTGTTGTGAGCGAATCATCCGGTAATTCATACGCCACCGACGGCTACTTCGTGGGCGTCCTGCCTGTTCGCTGTTGATGGTTAAAATCTAAAATAACTTAGATTAAAGGTCAAGCAGGAAATCTAAATTAATTTAGTTTTCCTGAGGGGAAGGGTTTACTTACGGCGCATCATTCGGCGATGTTCGACAACGACACCGATAATAGTGATCTTTTCTTTTGCGGAGTTACGAACGGCATAATCTTCATTCAGCGGAATTAATTCAAAAATTTCTTCCCCTTCGTCACTGACACCTCGCGCGCGGTATTTTTTAAAGGTCGCCTCGTCGCTGCCGTTCTTAGCAACAACGTAATCACCGGGACCAGGCGGTATCTCTGGGTCAACGATGATTATGTCGCCTTCAACAAAATCCGGCTCCATAGATTTACCCTTGACCCTCAGCGCGAAGGTTGAATAGGAGTGAAATTCAGACGTCAAAATATACTCCACCGTTCCATCAAGGTTCCTGGCGTCACATTCTGGTGACCAAGCTCCGGCTTGGACATAGCTAATAATAGGGATCTGCAGTGCGTTTACGGGTGCGGGCCCTATGTTGGCTTCATCTTCTGTACCATACAAAAGAAAGCCTTCGCTGACACCCAAGTATTGGGCCAGTCTGGTGAGGGAAATTCCACCAGGTACGTTCAAATCCCTTTCCCAATACCCTACCGTAACATCGGAAACACCCAAGGCCTTACCAAGCTGACCTTGAGTGAGTTTACGTTGCTTTCTTAACGTCCTTAAACGCGTACCTAATGTTCCCACGATCTAAACCTTCGTTGATGAAACCTAAGTTATCTTAGTTTTTATTGACCTAAAAAAAATTAGATAATAATATCTAAATATTCTTAGGAGGACGTTATGACTACGACTGATCTTGAGCAGTACTTCGGCTCGCCAAACAAGGCTGCTGAATTTTTTGGAGTATCACCCGAAGCATTTTATCAGTGGCGTACGCGCCCTGGGCAACTGATTCCAAAAGGCCGCGCAGCAGAAGCTGCAGCCCGTACTAATGGGAAGCTCAAATTTGACGCTTCGCTTTATCAGAAAGGTAACGAAAGGGCGGCTTAGCCGTAACCACAGCAAGAAGGGGTTAACCGTGGATCAGAAACACTGGCAAGTCGAAAAACAGCCCGCATGGCTGGTGGCAGCCATCAAGAAAACCATTTCGTGTCTGCCGGGTGGTTATGCCGAAGCGGCTGAATGGCTGGGCGTAACCGAGAACGCATTGTTCAACCGGCTGCGTGCTGACGGAGATCAGATCTTCCCGATGGGCTGGGCGATGGTTCTTCAGCAGGCCAGCGGTACCAAGCACATCGCCGACGCCGTTTCACGCCAGTCGAACAGCGTGAACGTGCCGCTGGTGGAAATCGAGCAAGTCGATAACGCCGACATTAACGATCGCCTGATGGAATCCATCGAGTGGATTGGCCGTCATTCACAGTTCATCCGCAAAGCGACTGAGGATGGGGTGATTGACCAGGCAGAACGGGAACAGATCGAAGAGAACAGCTATCAGGTCATGACGAAGTGGCAGGAGCATTTAACGCTGCTGTATCGCGTTTTCTGTACGCCAGAAAAGAGTGACGCCCGCGAGTGTGCAGCTCCGGGCGCCGTGGCGTGTCGTAATCAGTGGAGAACTAACGCATGAACAGTTTAACAACACAGTACCGCCGCTCGCAACTCATTGCGTTGCCTATGCCTGGTGGCCGCGAGCCGGTTCCGTTTTGCTATGCAGTCAATGTACCAGGCGATCGTGAAATTGTAACCCACGAGTTTGTTGAATGGGCTGTGGGGAACTGGCGCGAGGAGGTTGCGGCGCAATTATGCACGAACTTAACCGATGGTTCCGCGATCACTACGGCGTGCCCGTTAAAGTTATCCGCTGGGAGCCTGAAACCCGACGCGTTATCTACCTGCGTGAAGACTACGAGCATGGCGAGTGCTTCAGTCCACTCGAACAGTTTAAGCGCAAGTTCAGGGAAATAGAGGGCGATCATGAGCACTAAATTAAGCAGCTATGTGTGGGACGGCTGCGCGGCGTCGGGCATGAAGTTATCCAGCGTGGCCATCATGGCACGCCTGGCCGATTTTAGCAGCGACGAAGGCGTGTGCTGGCCCTCGATAGAGACCATTGCGCGCCAGCTCGGGGCCGGGCCAAGCACTGTTCGTACGGCCATCGCCAAACTGGAGAAAGACGGCTGGCTTTCACGCACTCAGCGCCGCCAGGGCAACCGCAACGCCTCCAATATTTACCAGCTTAATGTGGCAAAGCTTCAGGCGGCCGCATTGTCTCACCTGTCAGATTCTGACACGTCAAAATCTGACGCATCAAAAACTGACCCGTCAAAATTTGAGGCATCAGAATCCAGCAAAAACGTTGGTTTTGACCCGTCAGAATCTGGCGGGGATCCGTCAGTAAATTCAAAACATGATCCATCAGATAAAAAACCTTCCTGTCAGGTTGCTGAGCAACCCGACCCTGCCGTGGTGATCACTGACCAGGCGAAACAGGTTTTATCTCACCTGAACAAGACCACCGGTTCCCGGTACCAGGTCTGCAAATCATCTCTGGAAAACATCCGTGCCCGCCTGGCGGATGGGTTTACACCTGAGGAACTGTTACTTGTCGTGGATTACAGCGTCGAGAAGTGGGGCTCTGACCTGAAAATGGCCGAGTACCTCCGCCCGTCCACGCTCTTCCTGCCGGGTAAGTTCCCGGGCTATCTGCAGTCTGCGAGCAAGTGGGATTCCGCCGGACGCCCGGCACGCGATACATGGGGACAGCGCAGCAAGCTACCTGATTCAGCGGTGTTCCGTTCGAGTCACCAGGATGTGGCGTACACCATTCCAGAGGGCTTCCGCGGATGAGCATCGCATTGAAAGTTTTGCAGTATGTCATTGAGAACCCAGGCTGCAGTTATCGCGAAGTTGCCAAAGCCATGCCGGGAACCAACACCAGCACTATCAATCGCTGCCTTGGCCGTTTTTATGATGAAGGTAAGTTGCTTCGGGATTTTCAGGAATCGACGCTGACTTATTACCCGTCTAACCAAACCCTGGCAGAAACGCTTTCAGGGGAAGATCTGCGGACACTGGCTGAATTTGAGGACTGTGCTCAGCAGCTGGAAGCGAAGGGGCTTTATTTCCGGGCTGCATCGGTCTGGCTCAAGGCCTTTGATATCGCGATCAGCTATACGGATCGGAGCCGTTATATCTCACGCCGTGCTGCCTGTCTTCGCAATGCGGGAAATAACAGGGCGCCGGAAGGGCGGTGTTATCTCGCTGGCCGTTATGTAGGGGAAGAATAATGCCAAATAAATACTGCCGTGAGCTTGCCGAACTGCGTAGCCAGCCGGTGCACGAACTGAAGGAAGTTGGCGATCAGTGGCGTACACCTGAAAACATTTTCTGGGGTATCAATTCGATGTTTGGCCCGCTGGTGCTGGACCTGTTCAGCGACGGAGAGAACAGCAAATGCGAGGCGTATTACACCGCTGAGGATAACGCCCTGACGCAGGACTGGTCAGAACGCCTGGCGGAACTTAACGGTGCCGCATTTGGGAATCCACCCTACAGCCGCGCCAGCCAACATGAAGAACATTACATCACCGGCATGCGTTACATCATGCAGCACGCCAGTGCGATGCGCGAGAAGGGTGGTCGTTATGTTTTCCTGATTAAGGCTGCTACCAGTGAGGTGTGGTGGCCGGAGGACGCCGATCACATCGCGTTTATCCGCGGGCGTATCGGTTTCGATCTGCCGACGTGGTTTGTACCGAAGGATGAAAAGCAGGTGCCGTCCGGCGCGTTCTTTGCCGGTGCTGTTGCTGTTTTCGATAAGAACTGGCGCGGCCCGGCTATGAGTTATGTCAGCCGCAAGGATCTGGAAGCTCGCGGCGATGCATTCCTGTCGCAGATTCGCCGGTTAGCCGAACGCCTTACGTCTGTTTCGTCACTCCCTGCAACGCCGGAACAACTTCCAGAAAAATGGCCAGAAGAGGTGTCTGCGCTTTTTGACCAGGTTTCAGATGGAGCAGTGCTGACGGAAACCGGTCAGAGAAAAGTGAAATACCACATAAACAGGATGTGGCTGGAGAGAATGTCGATGACTGAAATCTTAAAAGCTGCCAGCGAAATGGCTGCAGTAATGGAGAAAGCAGCGTGAAAGAAATTATTGTGGACAATTTTGCTGGTGGCGGTGGCGCGAGTACGGGTATTGAGATGGCTACTGGCCGAAGCGTTGACATAGCCATTAATCATGACGAGAACGCCGTAGCGATGCACACCACGAATCACCCGGATACTTTGCACTACTGCGAATCCGTTTTTGATGTTGATCCCGTCGCCGCGACCGCTGGCTGTCCGGTTGGGCTGGCATGGTTTTCTCCGGACTGTCGTCATTTCTCAAAAGCAAAAGGCGCTAAGCCAGTAGAAAAAACAATTCGCGGTTTGGCCTGGATTGTTATCCGCTGGGCGCTGACGGTTCGTCCTCGCGTAATGATGTTGGAGAACGTCGAAGAGTTTAAAACGTGGGGACCATTGCTTGCGGAAGAAATGCGCCCCGATCCGACCCGCTCAGGCGAAACGTTCGAAGCATTCTGCGGCATGCTCTCCGGCGGTATCCCCACCGATCATCCGGCGCTGGCAGAGTGCTGCGAGTTCCTGGGCATTGCTGCCAACAGCAAGCATGCGCAGCAACTGGTAGCCGGGCTCGGATATTCTGTTGATCACCGTGAGCTGCGGGCGTGTGATTTTGGCGCACCGACAATCAGAAAGCGCTTTTTCATGGTGATGCGGTGCGACGGCGTGCCGGTGAGCTGGCCGGAGCCGACACACGGCGATCCTAAATCACCAGCAGTGCAAAACGGTAAGCTGAAAGCCTGGCGGACGGCGGCGGAATGTATCGACTGGTCTATCCCTGCGCCGTCCATATTCGACCGTAAAAAGCCGCTGGCGGAAAACACCCTCAAACGAATTGCCCGGGGCATTCAGCGGTTCGTGATCGACAATGCGTCGCCGTTTATCGTGAAGTGTAATCACACCAGCAACCGAACCAGTTACGACTGTTTCCGTGGTCAGGCGCTGGCGGATCCGCTACAGACCATTACCAAAACCCACGGCTATGCTGTCGCGGTACCGCACCTGACAAAATTCCGTACCGGCGCGACCGGGCAGGTTGTCACCGAGCCGGTGCCCACGGTCACCGCCGGTACGTCAAAGCGTCCGGGCGGAAACGGGCATGCGCTGGGTGTAGTGGAAGCCGCACTTACCCCGTTACTGGCGGGGAATGGGGGGAGGGGATATCAGGCCAAACCGCGCCCGCTGGATAAACCCGCGCATACCATCCTGAAAGAGTCACGGTCATGCGTCGTTGCGCCAGTAATTGCCCGTCAGTTCGGTGCCAGCATCGGCCACCGGGCTGACGAACCGAGCGCCACGGTTACCGCTGGTGGCGGCGGAAAATCGCAACTGATAACGCCGACCCTGATCCAGATGGGATATGGCGAACGCCCCGGGCAGGAACCACGCGTGCCTGGCCTGCATAAGCCGCTGGGTACTGTAGTGGCTGGTGGTGGGAAATTCGGACTGGTGGCGGCAAATCTCGTTAAACATTTTGGCGGTAACTACCAGGGCGCTGGCGTAGCGCTGGATGAGCCGGCCCACACGGTCACTACCACCGATCATCATGGTCTTGTCACTTCGCATCTGGTGAAACTGCGTGGCACATGCCGGGACGGACAGCGTACAAACGAGCCGATGCCGACCATCACAGCCGGTGGCCTGCATGTTGGAGAAGTCGAAACCATGCTTGCGGTTGAGTCTTACGACGAGCAGCGAGCGGATCAGGTGCTGGCTTTCCTGCGCCAGTACTGTGGAGACGATTACGACGGACTGGTTACCGTGAATGGCATCGTTTACCGCATCGTTGATATTGGCATGCGTATGCTGCAACCGCACGAGTTGTACCGCGCCCAGGGCTTCCCGGACTGGTACATCATTGACCGTGACTATCGCGGAATGAAATACGCAAAAGACAAACAAGTCGCCAGGTGCGGAAACGCAGTACCCCCGCCGTTCGCTGAGGCGCTGGTGCGCGCCAATCTTCCAGAACTGTGTAACGACAGTAAGGAGAAAGCAGCGTGAGGAAATTAACCGTACGCCAGCAGGAAGTCCTGGATCTTATTATCGATTACGTCGCCGATCACAGGTTTCCGCCAACCATTTATGAGCTGGCTGGCCTGATGGGCTGCCGTTCGCCGAATGCGGCTAACGATCACCTTCGCGCGCTGCAGCGTAAGGGTGCCATCACCATTCATCCGGGGGTATCCCGGGGTATCTCGGTTAACGGTCAGAGTGTGAAGGATGAGGCGGTTACTCTGGTTCGTTCGCTGCTTAATGGCGATAAACATGCCAGGGAGAATGCGATCGCCTTTCTCGAAATGCGTGGGGTTGAGCTATGAAGCTGACCCTGCCATTTCCGCCGAGCGTGAACACCTACTGGCGATCCCCAAACAGAGGCCCGTTAAAAGGCCGCACGCTCATTAGCGCTAAGGGCAGGGCATTCCAGAGCGAAGCCTGCGCGGCGATTGTCGAGCAGCTGCGCCGCCTGCCTAAGCCGTCCACCGCGCCAGCAGTGGTCGAAATAGTTCTTTTCCCTCCGGATCAGCGGCGCCGCGATCTGGATAACTACAACAAAGCGCTGTTTGACGCGCTGACGCATGCGGGCGTCTGGGAGGACGACAGTCAGGTTAAAAAAATGCTGGTGGAGTGGGGGCCAGTGGTACCGAAGGGAAAAGTAGAAATAACGATCAGTCAGTTAAAGTAATGTATGCATATACAGGGTTACGACAACGTTATGCAAATCCGCGGTAGTATCAAATTATGCAGACGAAACGGGAGTGCAGTCCCGTATTTAATCAGTAACAGTGGAGAACAGTATGAATCAGTTAACTAACGTTAAAAACGATCCAGGCTTTCCGGCGATGAGTAGCCTTGAGATTGCCGGGCTGTGCGATAAGCGGCATGACCATGTGATGGCTGATATCCGCAACATGCTTCAGCAGCTCAATATTCAATCTCCCGAATTTTCGGGAGATTACCGGGACGAGCGCGGGCGCAGCTATCCGCTGTATCACTTGCCAAAAGATTTATGCCTGACTCTGGTCTCTGGTTACAACGTGGTGTTGCGTAAACGCATTATTGACCGCTGGCTCGAGCTGGAAAATGGACAACAGATGAGCGTGCCCCAGTCGTTGCCGGAAGCGTTGCGCCTTGCTGCCGATCTCGCTGAGCAAAAAGAAAAGTTGAAACTGGAGCTGGCCGCCGCTGCGCCGAAGGTGGAGTTTGTAGACCGGTACTGTACCGCCAGCGGGTCGCTTTCGTTCCGACAGGTGGCGAAGCTGCTTAAAGCCAAAGAGCCAGAGTTCCGTCTGTTCCTGATTGATAACGACATCATGTATCGCCTGGGCGGGGCGCTTACCCCGCGTCACCAGCATATCGCCGCCGGTCGATTTGAAGTGAAAACCGGGACGTCGACCACTTCCAACCATGCATTCAGCCAGGCGCGCTTTACTGCGAAGGGGGTGAAGTGGATCGGCGGATTGTGGGCGGAGCATATTGCCAAAGGTAATGCAGCGTGAGAGCACTGTTAAACCCTGTGATCATCAAAGAATTCGGGCTGGTAGCGTTCCGGCCCGGTCCTGAATTGCTGCCGCATTTCTGCCGCGGTCGCATCTTGCTGGAGAACGAACCGGATCGACTGGCCGACCTGCCGACAGGTGAGATACCGGCGGCGCGCCAGCCACTGGCTGAAGATCCGGTAATGGTGCCTGTATTCGAACACCCTGAAGTAATACTGCGTGCTGGTGGACTGGCGAGCCTGGAAGCCTGGCTGCTGCGTGATGACGGATGCCAGTACCCCCACGCCAGCTATCACCACCACGAGCTGGTGACTATGCGGCATGAGCCCGGCGCTCTGCGGCTGTGCTGGTCCTGCGACAATAAAGTGCGGGACCATTTTACTGACGAACTGGCGGGCATTGCGCGGGCAAACCTGGTAGCCTGGGTATTGTCGGTGGTCCGGCGCGGGCTGGGGTTCGACGATTCCCACGCGGTGACCCTTCCGGAGCTGTGCTGGTGGCTGACATTCAATAAGCTGGCACACGTGATCCCGGAGTCAGTCGCGCGCCAGGCGATGCGCATGCCACCACAGATAATCGAGTCAGTCACGCGCGAAGCGGACATTATGCCATCAGTACCAGCCACCAGCATCGTTGAGGAAGCTGTAAAACAGGTGCTGGCGCTGAAGGTTGACCCGGAGACGCCGGAGTCGTTCATGTTGCGACCGAAGCGCCGCCGCTGGCAGAACGAGAAATACACCCGCTGGGTGAAGTCGCAGCCGTGTGCATGCTGCGGCAAAACAGCAGACGATCCCCACCACCTGATCGGATACGGTCAGGGCGGGATGGGGACCAAAGCCCATGACCTATTCGTGTTGCCTTTGTGCAGAACGCACCACGATGAACTTCATGCAGATGTAGGGGCATTTGAAGCCAAATACGGCACGCAGCCGGAGCTGCTGCTGAAAACATTAGACCGTGCGCTGGCTATCGGCGCACTGGCGTAATTTAGTGGAGAAAGTTGATGCGCGATATTCAGAAGGTCATGGAGTTGTGGGGCGGATGGGCTGCAAGTGAAAACTCAGGTGTAGATTACTCACCAATAGCAGCTGGGTTTAAGGGGCTGCTGCCGCAAACGGGAAAGTCCCGTCTTTCTTGTACAGACGATGACGCTTTGATTATAGAGGGTTGTTTGGCCCGACTGAAAAAAAGGAAACCGTACGAACATTCACTGCTGGTTGCACACTATCTTTATGGTATATCAAAGCGGAAGATTGCTAAAGCGCGTAAAAAAGATGAGAAGCTGATACGCATTGAGATACAGATGGCTGAAGGATTTGTAGATGGTTGTCTATCAATGCTTGATATAAAATTAGATATGGATGTTTAGGTAAGCACATTGTAAATCAGCTGGCGGGTTTATCCCGCCTTTATGAGGTATTATTGTGGAAAATAAAAAGGAAGAAGTTCAGTTTGTAGATGTCTTGCGCTTTTTTAAAGATGTAGGTGAAGCTTTCAGGTCTCTCAGTGGTTGGCTAACATCTCACAGGGAGGAGATCGAGGCTTTTTATCTTTTCTTACAGCATTTTGATAAAATTCAACCGCATATTGACAATATGCTTATTGGTTTGAATGATCCAGATTTTGATATTGGAAATGATGTAATTTCAATTTCGGATATTATTGAATCTGTGGATTTAGATAAAGACCCAGAAGCTGCGTCACTAATGGATGTTATTGCTAATATAACATTTCAGGAAGGGCTTATAAAAATTTATGAAAGCACATCCCTTCGAAAAGAGAGAGTTGGTTTGATGAGGGATGCATTCAAAATGCATAATGAAAAGATTTACTCTGGTAGTATTTGCTTGCTATACGGGTTGATAGAGGGGGTCTTAACGGATGCTTTCGTTAAAATTGGTTTTCTGATGGAAAAAGACGGGGAAATAAAAGGGATTAACAATAAATCAAAAGAATTTCGTATTACAGGTCTTGCAGGTAAAATAATTGAGGCGAAAAAACACCCCAACTCAAAAATAGAATATCTAGAAAAGTTATCAGCGTATGAATTGATTGCTGGGGACGAAAAATCGACGATCACTAAGACTCGCAACAGCATTCTCCACGGCAATGTTCTTGATTTCAATAATGAAAAGCGTAGTGCGCAGCTTATTCTATGGTTGTCATCTACGCTGACATATGCGTTATGGCTATTAAAGGGAAAGTAAATATCAAATAAGGCTTGTGCGGTCCGCAAAAAATCATTTAACGTGATAAGGGTGGTCACTTCGACACACAGCTTAACCATCGAAACCAGCCAGAAATGGCGGTTTTTTTTGTTTTCTGGATACCCGCCGCCAATAAGACAAAGAGCGGGGAGCGATGCGGAGCCTACATGTTCCAGTCAGCCGCAAAGCTCACCATAGACAGGACCACAATCTGAAACCGCAGCAGTTACGACTGGTTGCGCCGGAACGGCAACCGGCTTCATTTATGTTGCACTCGCTCTTGTATGTAAGACGAGGGGATCAAAAACCTCCCGCAGCTGCGTAATGGTTTACCTCTTTGTGATCAGCATTAGAAAATATTTATATTTGAACGTATACAGTTGAAATCATCGAAGCGGGTACTACGATTAAAGTGCATTCTTTGACAGTCATAAAAATGAAAAAATGATGGCGAATCCCCCTGAGCGGAGGGGCATTACTGGATAACCTGTAATTGATTAAGCATGCGAAACGATGTATCCAGTCAGCGTTTCACCGGGAGGCACCCGGCGCCGTCAAGAGATGTTCTACCTGATATGACCTGTTCGTCCGAGCAGGTCTTTTTTTATGCTCCAATTTACCTGGAGAGAACCATGTACGCCTGGTTATCAGCGCCACGCCAGTGCTACATAATTAAACGATCAACTCCCATTCTCCTGCGAAAGCCTGGCGCAAAGGCTCCATCTTTTTCAGGACCTCCTGCGGATTGGTTATTATGAACCCTTTGGGGATGTCAATCATTAAGGAGGGATGCTCTTCACCTCGGTGTCGTATTTTTGCAGTAGATGTCAGAGCCTCGGTATAGAGATCATAAGCTTCTGTTAAGAGTATTTGCTGTTTTTCGTTCAGATAGGGGTAAAGCTCATAGATTTCAGCCTCTGTAATGAAACTGAATGGATATTCTCCTGCAGAGACCAGATTCATTTCTGATGTAAGTAACTTCATCACCGGAGCTGCAGCAGTTCGGTAGTTTTTTTGTCTGGGAAAAAATGCATTTATAGTCGCCAGTACGAATAATGCTGCAAAAGCCAGAAGCAGGCCGATAACTAACATGATTTCCATAGGTAGCCTATATGCCTCTTATTATAAGAAACGATTGGACCAGAATCTCATTGTCTTCATTTGTTTAACATTATCGGATATATCTTCGGACAGGGCCATCAGGTCACCTTACTTTTATTAGCTGTAAAAATTCAGGGCCCACTTCGGTGGGCCTTTTTTATTTCCCCTCATTCCTGAGAGGACTCACCACTAACGGGGGGGCGTAATGTCCGAACCTTTTTCCGGTACCGCAGCCGCCGGTAGCGCGCTGACCGGCGCCAGCATTTATGGACTGCTTACCGGCACTGATTACGGCGTGGTGTTCGGCGCGTTTGCTGGTGCTGTTTTCTATGTGACCACCGCTGCCGACCTGACGATTTTTCGCCGCTCCGCGTATTTCGTCGTGTCGTATTTTGCTGGCGTTTATGGCTCCGGGCTGGTCGGTTCGTGGCTGGCGAGCATAACCGGTTATGCCGATAAACCGCTGGATGCTCTCGGCGCGGTAATGCTGTCTGCCGTCGCCATCAAGACACTGACGTTTTTCAGTGAACAGGACCCGCTAAAGCTGCTGGCACGCTGGAGAGGGGGAACCAATGGTAACTAACGATCCGCTGGTGCTGACCAACGTGGTGGTCTGTGCCGCTATTGTTCTGCGCCTGATGATGTTCCGCAAGCCTGGCGGGCGACATAACCCGTGGGCGTCATGGCTGGCTTATCTGATTATTCTGGCGTATGCGTCGGTGCCGTTCCGGTACCTGTTTGACTCCTACCTGCATACCCACTGGGCAACCGTGACAATCAACCTGATTATCTGCGCCGCCGTGTTCAGGGCACGGGGGAATGTGGCGCGGCTCTTTTATGTCCTGAGGTCTGAATGAAACAATCACAATTTCAGCAGGCGGCTGGTATAAGCGCCGGATTAGCTGCGCGCTGGTTTCCGCACATCGATGCAGCCATGAAAGAATTCGGTATCACTGCACCGAATGACCAGGCGATGTTTATCGCCCAGACCGGGCATGAATCTGTTGGCTTCACCCGGCTGGTGGAGAGCATGAATTACAGCGTTGCAGGTCTGGCGGGTTTCATCCGCGCCGGGCGGCTTACTCAGGACCAGGCTAACGCGCTGGGCCGTCGCTCGTATGAAAAGGCGTTGCCACTGGAGCGCCAGCGCGCTATTGCCAATCTGGTTTACAGCAAACGCCTGGGCAATAAAGCGCCGGGTGATGGCTGGAAATATCGAGGACGCGGCCTGATTCAGATCACCGGTCAGGATAATTACCGTCGCTGTGGCGCCGCGCTGAAACTCGACCTGGTCACCAGT